AGGGCGATTTCACGCCGGGTGCGGGTTTCGTCGCCACCACCAAATAGCTCCCGGACTTCCAGATCATGCGGCCCGAAGTGCCGGCCGTAGCTGTAGCCCTTCTCTGTCAGCATCTTCGCGTAGTGCGACAGGCTGGCATCGCTGTGCTCGTAGTAGTCGATGACCCGGATTTCCCGGCCAGTCACCTGGAAGAACCAGATGGCCGTTGCGTCATTCATCCCCAGATCCCAAGCGGTATGGACCTGCAAGTGCTCACTGATCGGCACCGTGGTGATCCGGCCTCCTTGGCGCAGCTCGCGAATCAGACCGGAGTAGTAAGCGCCCTCGATGGCGACCTCAAAGGCTTCATCGGGATGCGACGGGTATTCCCGGTGCATATCCTCAGTGCCTTGGTCAGCCTCTTTCAGGACGTACCATGCCTTCTGGCCAGGCATCAGCTTGATGCCGTGCTCTTTCTTGAGCTTGTCGAAATACTCCCGCAGGCGATGCGGGATGGTGATGCCGGTCGGGTCCGTCATGTAGCCCGGATCCATCCACCACGCGAAAAAATGAAACTTCCACTCCAGCTTGCGCAGATCCCGGCCTTCGGCATTGGCCCTGTCTGTATGCTCCCTGGCCACCTGAACCCGGTCGAAAAACTCCCCTTCGTTCCCTTCTGCCGTGGATTCCACGTCAATCAGGTTGCCCTCGGCCACCGTGTTGAACGCACCAGTGCGAATCTCACGGGCCTTCTGGGGGTACTTGGCAGCAATCTTGCCCAGCTCGGACACATGCAACTGCTGAAATGTCCCGCCCCGAAGGCTGGTACCCACCGTCACACTGGATCCGTTGGCAAATTTCAGCTTGCGGGCGTTGTCCTGCTTGGTGGCAAACTTCGCCAGAAGCGGAGCCGGCAGGCTCTCAAACGCAAATTTCAGCTTGTTCTCGAAGATGTCACCGGCCGTATCCAGATCCTGGGCGATGACGCCGGCACTCCAGTTGTTGTTGAACAGACAGCGATCCAGCATGTCCACCTGAATCACGGTGGAGAAGCCCATTTGCCTGGCCTTCAACTCCACGTTCAGGTAGTGGCGGTTCTGCAGGTACCACGTCTGCGCCCGGTTGGGCCTGAACAGCACCTTTTCCCCGTACTTGTCGAGGATGTAGTACAGGTTATTCAGCCGCCACCAGCGATTACTGAAGTGCTTTTTAAGATCATTCGCCGTCAGCGTCATAACCGCCAACGCCCCGCGAACTGTCCATCACGGAATCAAGCAACTCATCCAGCGGATCTTTCTCGCTTGGCTGCTCATCCAGGTTGAACGCAGTGCGCTCCAGCCCCTGCAGCACCTTCATGCTGTTGGCCATATCCCGCATCACACCAGCTCGTGACTGCAGAGAGACAGCTCGCCGAGCTGCAGCCCTGGCTTTGCCATCCCACTCTTCATCATCGGCCTGCTTCTCGAGGACATCACCAATGGTTTCGTTGTGAACTGTGCTGTCACGCAGCTCAGTCATCAGCAGCCCACAGATACCGCGAGCATCATTGATGTCCCGGCGGTGAGTCCGAATGATTTCAGCCCCACGCTCAGCAGCCTCTTCAACAATGGCTGAGTCTTCCTGCGCGTTAGGGGTGCGAAGTTCAGTGCGAAGTAATTTATCTTTTGTCCGCTTCTGAACGTCCTGAGTCAGGTCACGGGACCAGCCTTCCTTCTTCGCTTTCTGGCGAATGGCTGAATCAGTCGGGCCATGCTTCTTGCCAATCTCACGAATGCTCAGCTGACCAGCACGATACTCACGCTCAATAGCTTCCCAGTCGTACTTCTTCCGGGTTGTCTTGGCTTTCGTGCTCTTAGTCATAACTGCAGGTCATCCCAAGAATGCAGCACCCCACAGCCAATGCACTGCGCACCTTCGCGGCGAACAGTGAACACTTGGCAGTCACAGGCGCTGCAGGTGAATCGTTCTACGCCATCATCCGGCGTCACATGCTGGGTGAAGTATCCACGGGAAGAATCACAGCCCGGGCAATCCAGACCGGCATACTGTCCTACCGGGGCAACTGCTAGCCACTCACGTTTGCAGTGCTGGCAACGGGCTGGGCCGCTCAAGTGTGGCTGGCGCTCCGCTCTTGCCTGAGCCAGATCCGCCACATCCCCTGTCATTACTCGTCCCCACCCATGGACTTGCGCAGCTCTTCCTCGTTTACCGGGGTAAAGCCGTCAATGTGGCACAAGGGCTGGTACTCCCCGTCCTCCCGATACAGAAGGTACATGCCGATCCATTCTTGAGGTGGTAGGACAGAAGCATGCCGCTCGCTTATTTCCGCCTCAAACCCACCTGTGAGGCGAACATCAACACCAGGCTTCATGTGTGACTTCATCAAGTCCACGATGCGGGCAACCCGAACCAGCTTGCCAGAGTTGTCCCGATACAATGGCCACTCCCCCGGGGGAATCTCTTCAGGCGCATTGGTGGGGCTCTCTTCCTTCAAGCGGAAGGCGATCAGCTCTTCCACCTTGCCCATGGCGATCTTCAACGCCTCTACCCGGCCGATTTCCTCATCGAATGAGGCGGGGTTCGCGCAATGAGACTGGCCAACCACCTCGTGGCCGTTATCCATCTGGATGACGCACAGAGTGGTAACCGCGCCCAAGCGGCCGTATTCGATGTTGGTGATGGCTTTCTCGGCCAGGTCAGGGATATTTGGCGCCATGGGTACCTCAAATAAAAAAGCCCGCACTTGGCGGGCTGGCTTCGGGTGAGGAAGCTAAATGGTTGCAGGGGCTGGACTCGAACCAGCGACCTCCGAGCTATGAACCCGGCGAACTACCAGACTGTTCCACCCTGCGATTGATCCGGTTTATCTGGGGTCAGGCATAGCTCCATTTCCGCCAGCCTTCGTTTATGTAGACCCAAGACATAAGCGCCCCCTACATACGACCAGTTGGCCGCTCCGTTCGGCTTCCAGGCTAACGCCCTGCACCCATCAGCCAGCCTGCCATCGTTAATCAGTCTTACGCTGTAACTGCCACAGGTCTTCGGCCAACCAAAGTTATGGGCATGAGAGCTGAGGGCGTCGAACGTGTTCTGCGAAACCTCAACTGAAAGGCATTCATCCAGGTATATCTGGGTCTGCTCCACAATGCGCCGCTCTTCCTGCTCGCACTCTTCATCAGTCCAGACATCACCGACCGCCATGGGCTTGCTCGATGTGTAGGGCGTGATGCCCTTGCAGACCGTGGGTAACCCACCGGCCAGCTTGTCGGCGTAGACGGTGTTCTGGCCCTCTCCTTCCCACAGACCAAGGAACGCCAAAAGCGAGGCCGAAGCTAGAGTGAGCCCGCCCAACACCTTGATCTTGGCAACACCGCCCTGCCTTCGCCCTTGGCGAGCCTTGCGCCGCTTCGCCTTGGACGATCTCCAGGTCTTGAATCTTTCCCAGGCAGCACATAGCGCCAAAAAGTGCTTGCAGAACTGGTGAATCAACAAACCCACCAGATAAATCAAGGTCAGGGTGGTTACCCACTGCTCGGGGGTGAGGCCAAGCCACATGGCACCAGACAGGCCCACAGGTAGAGCCACCTTCGCGCCTTCAACACCAAGATCATGCGCAGGGCTCATGCGGCCCCCTTGTGGTTGTCCGTACATACCCAATAGCCTCCACTTGTTGGCCCTCCCCCGTTGCAGCAGCCCAGTCCCCGAGCCAGAAACAAAAAAGCCCCGCCGAGAGAACCCGGCAGGGCCTGAAACGAAAAAGCCCCGGCGGTGAGGCCAAGGCTTTTAGACAGTTATCCAACTATGGGGAAATAGTGCCATTAGGGTGTAGGAAGATCAACCATAACTGGCGGCGGTCCAGCCCTCATTGCAATGTCAGTCGCGATATTGCGCACTTCTTCTGCTGTTATTGATGCCGCAACCAGGCCCTCAGTCAGGGCCTCAATAGGATTGTGACCAGCACGGAGAGCACTAACAACGCGATTGCAGATCGGGCATACCCGAGAACGCTCCAACAATTCCTGATCAATCTCCATTTTCCTTCCCCAATTATCGGTGATGTATTACATACAGTGTCGCCGGCAACATGAATACTGGATCCCCCGTTGCAGGTACATACCAGCGACTGTAGTGTCAGCGATACGCAGCGGGATCCCAGCTGCCGAACGATCCTGCTCCAGCGCTCATCCCAAAATGAGACACAGGCGGATGAACCCCAGAAAGCCCGGCCACATGAGGCCACGCCAATCCGAACATGAAGCACATCCCATTCAGCCTGTCACCAATTGCCTGCTGGCGCTCCCGATCTCGATCCATGAGAGCTTTCATCGCAGCCCCGTGCCTTTCCTGCTCCAGCTGCTCCGCTTCTTCCGCCTTGCGCCTGGCTTCAACCTTCAACTCAATATCATGCCGGCGGATCACCTTCTCTACCGCATTCCGCACAGCATCCCAGTCCGGTTCCTGCAGGTACTGGACCGGCTCGCGCTCACCTTCTCGCAACCAATGCACCCGCACCAATTCCCCGGAATCATCGCGAACCAGTATCGCCCGGTACTCAGGAACCCTGGCCCCGAACTCGACCGGGGAAAAATGCGGACTAACACCGTAGTAAACAGCCTTCCCCGCATGCAGGTAACTTTCAATGTGCATCGGGATGAAATCGGCGAATATGGCCTGTGCTTCATCAACAGTGAGCCCGGCACCACGGCCTATGGACACCTCAAAAGAGCCCCGGCGTTTGTCCGGCGTGTTCAGTAATAGTTGCGACATAATCAGACTCCCAATACACCCAGAGGCTCAATTGCATTCCTCGCCAAATTTTTGCCACGCCGCAGCACCTGCAGTACGGCATCCTCGGCGTTGGCTATCACAGCCATCCACTCCCCGTCATAGAGTGACGGCCTCTTGATACCCAGGGCGCGCGCGTACCACTCTTTGCCGAACGCAGCCCGGTGCTGGGCCAGCCCCCGAGCATTTATTACTGCCACCTCGCCCACCCTTCGCAGCTGGCTGTAGTTTTTCTTGGGGTGGCGATCCATTAATGACTCGCCAACCAGTCCACCCAGGCTATGCAGCCGCTCACCAGCATCCCCGTAAACGTACCGGAACATTTCACGGGGGAATGGCTCAGGGATTACCGCTACGGCAGCAAGGATGCTGTGCGCAAGATCCCGATAGTCCTCACCTGTCCAGCCAGAAACCCCTCCGCCAATGATGTTCCCCACCATGGCGTTCGCCAGAACGCCCGCTGGACTTCGGTAATCAGGGCGACTGGCCGTTTCTTCTGCCCACCGGAACGCAGCGGTGGGCGTCGCCCAACGCAGTGGCGGTAGATCACTACTCCCCAGTGCTATCCCCATGATCACCTCCCATTGCGGGTATCGTGGAATTCCTGACAGCAAATGCAGCGCTTCACGCCACCCACCGCCCGGCGCTTTTCCGGTATCTCGTCGTCACAATCGATGCAGTACTTCAGCGATGAACCCGCCATCTTGGGCCTGTTCGCCAGGCACCCTGCCGTGAAGTTGTCCATGTACTCGCTTGCCAAATCACCCGAATCAGCCACTCTATTTCTCCATCCAGTCGTTTTTTGTTTTCCACTGCTCTCGCATTTCCCGGTAAAGCCGGTCCCATGCTTCTTTCCCGCGCTTGCTGGTTATCAGCTTGCCCAGGTCTTTCACCTTTGCGTCCGTGGTGTAACCACGTCGCAGCCAATCACGGGCCTCATAAACCAGCCGAAGCCCTTCTGTTTCGTCAGCCGGCATCAGCATCAACCGTTATTCGTATTCGCACCTCTGCAGGGCTCCGCGTTTCACCCTTGATGCATGGGTGAGGAACGAACCGGCTGTCATCCACGCCCATGGCCATGGCTATACCGTCAAGCTGCGCCTTGAGACTGGCCAAAAAGCCGTCATGGTCCCGGCGCCGACGGTCCTTTGCGTAACCATCAATCCAGACATGCAGCCGACCATCGGGCCATTCCGCCTTGTCCCAGCCCGCTGACTTAGCCACCAGAAACGCATCACGCTTCGCAGCCTTCTTTGCCTTGGCCAATGGAGCCCAGTGCACTCGGCTGTTCGGGTGCAGCTTCCGATCTGGCCACGGCAGCACGATTTCTTCAGACGGCATGAATCAGACCCTCTTTCTCGTACTCCACCAGCGTTCGGCAATGCGCCTCATGGACATAGAGCGTCAGTTCCGCGGTGCTCAGGTGTGGTGCTTTGGCCCTGCCATCAATAACTGCATGGCAGGCGTCGCAGGCACGGACGGTCAGCAAGTCGCTGGGCTTTATGCCGGTGCCACAGGTGCCCGCAATGCGCAGATGCGCGGCAATGACCGTCTCCGGGTTGTGACTGCACACCCCTGGCAACCTGAGTTCGCACCCTTTTCCCTTCGCGCTCTGCCTGATCTTGCTGGCTCGGGCTGCTTTCGCTTTCTTTGTTGCCGGCGGGCGCTTTCGGGCACCCTCACCAGGCTGAGACGGTTTGATACGGCTCTTTGCCTTGAGCGGCGTTTTTCTCTGCAGTGGTGTTCTTTTCATGCCGCCACCACCGACCGCTCGTTGGGCTTAACGTCTGAGTCACGCCAGTGAGAGCGGGCAAACAGCAACGCCGTTTCTCGGTCTTTCGGGTGGCCAACCATGGTGGCGAAGCGCTTCCCTTGCCTGTAAACCAGCCAGCTCCGGTATTTCATGCCATCTCCCGCGCATAAAGCTGGTATAGCCCACCGTCCGTATCTGTCAGATGGAACCCCTGACCCGTCCAGTGAACAAAAACCGCATCCAGAAACTGCTTCTTCTGGACTGTTGTCATTAGTCGGGTAACCGGGAAGTCGAATGGCTCGGCCATCAGCTCCAGCTTCTGCTCGTAATCCAGAGGCTTGATGATCCGGTCATACTTTTCCCGGAATTCGGCATCCTCATCCCGAAGAATCGGCACACCGAAATGCAGCTTGTTGTGCGCCCGGTACTCTTCGGCGGTCATGTCGCCCTGCTCCGCCAGCTCATTGCCCCAGCGTCGCTGCAGTTTGTTCTGCTTGTTGCTCCGTTTGGCTCCCTTCAGCACCGATACAGTTACCGGCATAGGACGCATATCCAGATAGCGCTTGAAGTTTTCCCGGTCCTGGTCGGTTCTCAAGATGTGCTGAGTCATAGAGGCCTCCCCATCAGGTAACGGCTTGCAGCCGTCTGTTCATGCTGAGCAACCAGATCCCAGACTTGGCTTGGCTCATGGCCTGGCAAGCACCACTGGGCATAACGCTTGTCTCCCAGCTTCTGAATAAGTCCCTTGCTGTGCATATTCCCCAGTACGGCCGTGGCCTTTTTCGGGGGCAGCCCAGTGCACAGGCAGATTTCTTTGCGAGTCATGGCCCCGTCTTCCAGCAGGGCGAGAATGCGGTTGGTATCAGTCACGCCGCCACCTCACCTTTCTCAGCAATCCGCACCAGATACACACTACGGCCAGTAACTGGGCACGGTGACTGCGTTTCTTGCTCTTCCAGAATTCCACAGCGCAGCAGGCCATTAACGCGACCGGTGACGGCGTTGATTCTCAGCTGGTCATAGCGTCCAAAAAGATCTACCGAGACTTCGCTGATCTGCGTGCGACTTGCCCAGCCACCGCCCAGGTGCTTCATCACCACCAGAACCTTGGCTTGCTGAGCAGCCAGCCCAGAAGCCACCAACTCGCCGTAGTAAGCATCCAGGCTGCTGTTGCGAACATTCGTCTTCATCAGGATCCACCTCGCAGATTGCTCAGCTGCTGGCGCAGAGAAGCCTGGCGAGCCATAAGCTCGTCCGGCACCTGCTGGCCAAGTCGCTCAAGGGTTTTGATTTCTGAATGGATGTCCTGCAGTTTCCCGCTCAGGTTACGGATCTGCTCTTGATTCTGGGGAGGCACAGGCTTCGCTGAACCGCCGCGCTGGAGGTCAGGTCGGATACCTTTGTTGGTCAACCACTCCAGTTCCAGCCCTTTCCAGTTACCCAGGCAAGCTTCGGAAAGGCATAGGTTCACGCTGTACCCAGCAGCA